AAAACCCAGTTGGAACAGCAACATACAATTCAACAGGCTCGCATGATTGGCAAAACAAATCCGTATCTCTTGCAGCAACAGGTCCTGTCTCATACCTAACTATTTCATTTACAGGCATTGACTCTGGATATTGGTATGGAGTTTATGGACCTCAAATTAAAAACCCTGTACTAAGTATTGTCCACGGTAAAGAAATTACCGAGACTATCTATACTTACGAAACTTACTACACAACAGAACCATTACTTACTGAAGGAACTATGCAGGTTAAAATTGACGAAGGTGGAGAAGCAACATTTACTGCTCCAGAAGGTGCAGTCTTTACTACCAGCAACTTACGTTATGAAGCCAAAGACCGTCCAGCCTGTGGAGTAGATATCAGACCAAACCTACAAGTTAACTCTATAACAATACAAGCAGATAACAATGTGTGGGGAGACCCTTGTGGTGGATGGTACAAACATGTTATAGGAACTATTTCATATTTAGGACAGCCATCAGCACCTTTGATTAAGAACCCAGAACTTTTAGAGTTGCTAGAAGAGCCACAGACAATATACAATAACTCACTTGTAGAATATGCGGAAGCCCAGTTAGAGGTTGAGAATAGTGTTACACAATTAAAAGTCTTACAAGATAAACAAATTGAAAACCAGGGTAAAATAGAATCAGCACTTAATGGTGTTACAATAGAACAGGAGGCTTTGCGTGTCGCTCAACAAGAACTTGACTCCATTCCATCTTATGAAGAGCCAACACCTACACCTACGGAGACCGAGGAACCTGTTAAAGAGCCAGAAGAAGTTGAGCCAGAACCGATACCAGAGCCAGAGCCGCCAGTGTCCCCCGAACCCAGTGAACCTGAGTTACCAGTAAACATTGAAACGGTAGACCCAGCAACACTTTCAAATGAGCAAGTAGCAGAACTTATCTCTGTTGCAAATGAAATTTTAAATAATTCAGAACAAGGCTCTGCAGAGTATGAAGAAGCATTGAAAGCATTATTCGTAGCAGCAGAAGCAAACGACATTGAACTATCAGAAGAACTTGCAGCAATTCCTGGTCTGTCCGCTGCAGTAGATGCAATTAACTTTATCGGTAACGTTGGAGCAGACATGTCTCCGAAGGTTCGTGAAGAATCAGAGAAGGTTGTTGTAACAGCAATTGTTGCTGTTGGAGCAGCAGTCAACGCAGCAACAGGAGCAGCACTAACTGCAGCAGCACCATCAGCGGCAGCATCTGTATCAGCAGGTGGCTCAGGTGGAACATCTAGCATAAGGAGGAAAGATTAATGAAGAAATTTTTAAATGACCTAATAGGTCAAGCATGGACACTCCTTGGTATGTTTGTGGCATGGCTAGTCCTTGAGGGTTCAGCAAAAGAAGTTGTAGGATACGCAATCGTTGGAACATCTGTTCTATGGATGATTACTTATTCACTTAGAAATCCAAAAGATAAGGAGGAAGATTAATGAATATTTTAAAGATTGCAAAGCGTATGCTTGCTCTGTTCTTGGTAACTGCTTTGGCTACCATTGGTGCAGGTGCAGTAATTGGAATTGATGTAGTCCAGACTGCTATTTTGGCAGGGTTTATGGGGATTGCTAACGTAGTTGAAGACCTATCTCGTGGGTATCTTAACGATGGTAAACTAACCAATGATGAGATTGACAGAGCCTTTGTTGACAACATTCCAGCAAAGAAATAACTTGACAAACCCCTTTCGGTAGCCTATAATAGATATAGACCTGAAAGGGGTTTTTCTATGTCAATGACTTTTGACGAATGGTTGCAGTATGGTTTATCACAGGGCTGGAATGGTCCTGCTGTTTGTAGTACCCATGACGGTATTCCAACAACTGCAGAAGAAGATGAGAACTACGATGACGTATGTGTCCATGTAATAAGATTGTATGAAGATGAAGCAACCAAGTTGGCTGTTCAGGAGAATCATCCTGCGTCTGTATGGCGAGCAACCAATGACGGTTACACTGTATAATTAAATAGTGATGGGCATTAACTCAGTTGGCAGAGTGTTCGACTGTTAATCGAAATGTCCCTGGTTCGAACCCAGGATGCCCAGCAAAGATTCTGTAACTCAGTTGGTTAGAGTGCCACCCTGTCACGGTGGAAGTCGCCAGTTCAAGTCTGGTCAGAGTCGCAACGCCACCTTAACTCAGCGGTAGAGTGCCATACTTGTAATATGGAGGTCAACAGTTCGAATCTGTTAGGTGGCTCCAAAGTCAATGGTATAATAGAAATACTATGACCCAAATCATAGAATACATCTTGAAAGGAAGTATTAATATGACAGAAAAAGTTGCAATTTATGTAGAACCATTCCCAAAGAATAAGCGTGGAGATGGATTTAAGAACATGGCATCATACAGAACTAACCCACACCGTGGCGTAGACTGGTCCGTTGCTGGCGGTAGCAAGATTAAGGCTATCACAGGAGGAACAGTAATGGAAGTAGGAGAGACAAAGGTGCTAGGACACTATCTAGTTCAGTCAACATATGACGGTCACTTCATCCTTTACGCACACTTCCAGGTTCCATCAACACTCGCCAAGGGTGACAAGGTTGAGGCTGGAAAGACAGTAGTTGGCTTAGTGGGAACAACTGGTACCGCAAGTACTGGAAATCACCTCCACGTCACATACGGTGTTAAGCAAAATCTTATCACTGCTGGTATTCCTGACCTGCGTGACTTGTTTGCAGTTCTTGATGCAGCACCTAAGAAGTCTGTTGCAGCCAAGGTTGTTACAGCAGTAAAGAAAGTTGTTCCTACCAAAAAAGCGTAGGCAACAAGGAGTAGATTATGCCAACATATAATTTTAAATGCCCAGGCTGTGAAAAAACAGCACAAGAGGTGAGGACTTTTGACGATGCTGATAAAGAATTACTTTGTGATGATTGTAATATAGCAATGCACAAGGTATACTCAGTAGGAGCAATTAAATTTAACGGTGGAGGATTTTACTCAAATGACAAATAGTCTAATAGAACAAATAGATAAAAAGTGGACACTAGACGCATCGCATCGTTGCGATGTTTGTGGTTCACAGGCTTATGTTCAAACTATTGGAACATCAGGGGATTTGCTTTTCTGTGCCCATCACTATCAGGGTATTCTTGGTAATGAAAAAGCACAGGAAGCAATGACCCAGTTCGCCTACCAAATTATTGATGAGCGTAGGCAGTTGGAGGAATAATGATTATAGAATATTTTTTGGGTTCTCTAGTAACCCTAATATCTATCATTATGTTTAATAAGTTTACTAACAAACTTACACAATCAGATATTCCAATTCCAAGATTTTCTCAAAGCAGTAAGGTTGATTTGATTAGAAAATATTTAGAACAGCCAATTGTTTCAAAGCCTCAAAAGAAAACTCAATCCACAGAGGACATGAAGAAAAATTCTAAGAAGGCATTTTTTATAGGTAAAGATGTTTACTGGATTGAAGATGGATTCTTGCAGACAGCAAAAATATTTGATAATCAGATTGATGAAACTACTAAGAAAAAGGTTGACACACATAGCCTTGATAAGGTAGAATTAGATAAGATGATTTTTATCGTTGACAAACTAACAGAAGGAAATAAAGATGATAGTGGGAATTCAGGGAAGTAAGACTTTCAGTGACTACAATGTATTCTTGAGAGCAATGGGCGTAGCATTATCTAGCCTAGATGCAGAGGATACAGAGATACTTGTTGCGTCTGCTGGACCAATCAATATCAATAATATGGCTATGGAGTTTGTGAACATATCTGAGCGTAGCCTAAAGGCTCGTGGTATTAGGATTAAACTAATTAAGATTCCACCAAGTTGGATTAAAGATAATATCCATAGTATTGGATACCTTGCTTATTTTAGCAAACCAAAAGAACCAGTGTCTGACTTGGTAGACCTGGCAGAAGCAAAAGATATCGAAGTCGGAGTATATCGTTACTAGTAAAGGAGTGATTATGTTAATTCAATCACTAGAGAAAATGGAAACAATTGTAGAAAACAATAAGTTTCTATCGTGGGATGGCTGGACAGTTGTAGAACTGAAAAAGTCTGCTATGGCATGGATGAAACCAAATGCCAAGTTTATCAATAACGAATGGTATATCGCTAATCGTTTTGATGCGAATACTGATGGCTGGAATATACCTGCTGGTTTGGTAAAGAAGAATGTCAAATGATAAATGGAAAGACGAAGCAATATGTAGCGGAGACGATGTTAATTTATTCTTTGACACATATGAAGAAGATGTTGAAGTAAGGAAAGAAATAGATTCTCTTTGCTCTATCTGTCCAGTTGCTAGAACTTGTTTTGCTGTTGGGGTATCTCAAAAAGCAGTAGGTGTCTGGGGTGGTGTATACTTAGATAGAGGTAAGATATCTAGAGAGTTCAACAAACACAAAACAAAACAAGACTGGGGAGACACCTGGCAAAACTTAACAATAGATAAGGAGTATTAAATGTATACAGCAGAAATGGCTACAGCATTTAAAGCAATAGTTCCACCAAAGAATTTTGGTGTTGTTCTTTTAGAGAACGAGGACTTTATTACAATTCAGATTGACCCAAAAGAACTGTTAGCAGTTCCAGAAGAAGACCTAGAAGCCGCAGTTAAATACATTAATGATGTAAAATCTACGCTAGAAAACTTGGGAGCAATCGTAATGATTCTAAGAGAAGCACTGGAAGAGTAAAATGGATTTATTAAACTTAGCATTGTTTGGCACTGCAATCTCTATAATCTTTATTTTGCTGTATGTGATTGTTAAATCAAACATTCAGAAGAAAAAGATTTTATCTTTATATATTCAGTCAGAGATGCACAAGCACATGCTTGGACAGAAGATAGAAGAGTTGCAAAAAGAACTTTCTACAAAAGAACTTTCTGAAACAGATGGATTTGTTAGGTTTATCTCACAATCTCGTGACTGGGCGTTCCAGTATATTGAAGAAGTGCAGACAGCCCTATCTGAATTTGACAAGACTGTAGACCCTCTATTGAAGTGGGCTATGAGGTTTGGCATATTGAATGGCGAAACTGCTCACACCAAAATATTATCAGAAATTTCCGAGGCATATGACAAACTAAAATCTGTCTTGCCAGAGAATACAGAAACGCCTAATAACTAGGCACTAAACAAGGAGAAATAAAATGGATGCAAAACTAAAGGCACTTGCTGCCTCATATGGAAGAAGCGTACTTGGTGCGGCTTCTGCACTCTATCTAGCAGGGGTAACTGACCCACTAGACCTAGCGTGGTCATTGGTTGCTGCAGTATTGCCAGTTGCTCTAAGATACATCAACCCGAAGGACCCTGCTTTTGGCATCGTTCCAAAGGAAGCAGATATCAAGGAAGCACTTGCAAAGGCAACACCAAAGAAGGCACCAGTTAAGAAGAATGTAACAGTTAAAAAGACCGTTACAAAGAAGTAATCTTAACAAGCATTGAAGGATAGGTTGCAAAGCCTATCCTTTTTTGCTATAATAAATATGTACCTGCCAATTGGGGGTACAAAAATAACTCGCTTAAAAGGAGATGATACAAATGGTAATCTATACAGACCCATTCGCAACACTTAGTCAGGAATTTGATAAGATGTTTGCACAACCAAACAGGGCTACATACCCACCCTACAACGTAATCCACTCAAAGGAAAAGAACGAATGGTATCTTGAATTCGCTCTAGCAGGATTTGAGAAGGATGACGTAACCATCACAACAGACAAGAACATTCTAACTGTTGCTGGTGAAACGAAAGAAGACAAAGAACTACCAGAAGATATCCGCTATGTTTACAAGGGTATTGCTGGTCGTAAATTCACTCGTTCTTTTACTCTACCAGAATATGCTGAAGTCGCTAAGGCTGAACTGAAGCACGGTATTCTGACTATTGATTTAGTTATCAATGTTCCAGAGGAAAAGAAACCTAAGACTATTACTATTAAGTAAGTCGGAAGTCCTGGGTATGACTAAAACTGCCTACCTAATACATGTGGTATAATGTTTAGATGAAATACTTTACAAATCAAAAGGAGATGAATCGCTAATGCCATATGCAGTAGGTTCTAAAGGTTCAAATGGGTGCTCAGGGTATCCAGTAGTAAAAGAAGGCGGAGAAGTTATGGGTTGCCACATGACACAGGAAGCCGCAGTTAATCAGGTTCAGGCTCTATATGCTGCTGAAGCAGACAAGGCAGACACAGGCGTAAACCCATCATCCACAGCAAATCCTAAGTATCCAAACGTTGGAGTAAAGACACCAACATCTATGCGTGGTGGAAAGAAAGTTAAACTTCGTAAGCCAAGACTACAAGGTGGCAATGGTGCAGATGCATCTGGTGCTTTCTCTAGCGGTGGCACATCAATCAGTGCTATGTATAAGCAAGGCGGAGAAATCATGGAGGGTTGCTATGTAATGGGCATGACCACAGAGGGAATGGTTCACGGAATGGTAGAGCACATTATGACTGAGGGTGGCGTGTATGGTGTTCCTGGAACAGAGTATGCTATTCAATCAATGCCACCAGAGAATCCAGCAATGGCTGTTAGAATTTATGAAGAAGACGAAGATGAACCAGGAACTTGGGAGCCAACTGCATACAGCATTGGCATGATGTACAAGGATGCGATATACCTAGAGACTCTGGATGGTCACACAATGGATGGAGAAGACGAAGACGAGATGGAATATGAGGGTGTAGAAAAGGCAGAGGGGTATACTCCTACTGCTGGAATGAAATCTGCTGCTGCTCGTGCTATCCGTTGGAAAGAAGAAGGCAAGGCTACAGGTGCAGGTACTCCAGTTGGTTGGGGTAGAGCCAGAGATATCGTAGCAGGACGTTCAATGTCACTTAGCGTAGTAAAAAGAATGTATTCATTCTTCTCACGCCACGAAGTAGACAAGAAGGGCAAAGACTTTAACAACACAAGCAACCCAAGCAACGGAAGAATTATGTGGGACGCTTGGGGCGGTGACGCTGGCTACAGTTGGTCTCGTGCTATTGCAACTAGAGAAGCAGACAAGGCTTTGTTCGCTGATTTTGGTAAAGATTATTCAGACCAAGGACAACTATCCAAGGCTGGCAGTGTTGGCAGTATGGTTTCCTGGAATTCTTCTGGGGGTACAGCAACAGGAAAGATTGTTAGAATTATTAGAAATGGTAAGTACAATGTTCCTAACTCAGACTTTGTAATAACTGGAACACCAGAAGACCCTGCTGCAGTTATTAGACTTTATCGTGACGGTAAGCCAACAGACACATTAGTTGGACATAAACTTAAGACTCTTAGGAGTAAGTAGTGAGAGAACTGATTCATTTTAGTGCTACATGGTGTCAGCCATGCAAGCAGATGCAGCCAGTGTTAGATAAGTTTCTTAAAGATAATCCTGACATTGTTTATACTAAGTATGATGCTGACGAAGATGTAAGCGTATTCCAGCAACATGAGGTTCGTGGAGTTCCTGCTTTTATTGGCAAGGCGGATGGCAAAGAAATCTTCCACAAAGGAACAGCCACAGAAGCCAGACTTTCTAGTTTATTTAATTAATAATATGGAAGTATGGCTGAGAGGTCTAAGGCACCACATTGCTAACGTGGCGTACTGAAAAGTACCGTAGGTTCGAATCCTACTACTTCCGCTATTGACAAAATCAAAGAGATAAGGTAAAATATATATATGAGTAAACCTGATTGGGCTACACGCCTACAACGCACATTTAAACGCAAGTATGACTTAGGATATGAGAAAGGTCATGCAGATGGCTGGACGGAAGGATTTACCGTGGGCAGCAAGAAAGCACTTGCAGAGCAACGTAAAGTTATGATTGCTGGTATTCAAAAAGATATTGATAAGAACAAACAACACTATAGTCCAGGCACACTAGCAGGACTACAAGCGGCTATTAGCCTAATTAGAAAGATAAGATAATGATTAAAATTGTTAAGGTTGGACCACAGAAGTTTGACGTTCTTGAACGTGACCCAAATGTGGATGGTATGTTGAATGATGGGGCTTATGGATATACCCTAGATAATAAGAATCTTATTGTGATTGCAGAGGGTCTGGGTAATGGCAAGCAACAAATTACATTGCTTCACGAAGTTCTACATGCTATCAGAATGAATAATGATGGTATGCCAAGACCAAATAAAGAAGATGACTTTGAAACTTGGGAGCATTACTTTATTGCTATGTATGAGACTGGACTACTGGCGGTATTGAAAGACAATCCAAAGTTAGTCGAATGGCTAACTAAGTGACCACTAATATTAAGTTGACCATATTGACAATCATTGGTCTTGTTGGTATAATTGTATTTACAATGATACAAAGCCCAACTAACTGTTGGGATAAATATTCTAATAATGAAGTTCAGGCAATCCTGAACTGTGAAGGAAAAAAATAATGGAACACGCACACGAGGGTGAATCCCTTTTTGATACAATCATAGAAATAACTTTTGGAGTTGAGCATATGTTTGCTGAATTCTTTTGGAATGCTATATTTGCACTTGGAGTATATGCATTTGCAAAGGCTAGAACGCTTCGCAAGATTCACAAGTATGTGGACAGCAAGCATGGAGTAGAACACGAGGAGTATTAAAATGAGTTTAGATGCAGAATTTATTAAAGCAGTAGGCATTACATTTGATGAAGCGGAGAAACTGCTTCTTAAAAAGCACAAAGATTACGGACCAAAGAATATTTCTGGCAGTCCAGGAGGAGCATTAAATGGACTTAGAGTACGCATACATGACAAGTTGGCTCGCATTAACCATCTATATGACACTGGTAGTACCCCCGAAAATGAAAGTCTTAGGGATTCTTTTATCGATATGGCAAATTACGCAATTATCGCACTACTCGTTCTAGATGACAAATGGGATAAATAAGGTATAATAGAAGTATGAGCAATCCAACAGAATGGGACATTCAGGGCGGTAATTTCAACAAGCGTGTTGAGTTCCCTGAAACAATTACAGATGAGCCACCTACACAAGTAGTAGTCAAAGTTAAAAAGTCTAACAGGATTAATCCAGACTCTTTACCAGTTCTATATACTGCAATAGCCCTAGTGTCATTGCTTATGATTACATCGTTTACCGTTTCTTTTAGTGGTATCTATGAAGTCTCTGCATGGACAGGGCTACCAGTATTCTTGCAATGGTTGCCAGCACTATTTATAGATGCTGCTATCCTTGCCTATACTATTTCACTTGTAGTCTTTAAGGCTCGTGGAGAAAGTACATGGAGAACATTAGCAGGACTAACAGGCTTTGCTGCTATGTCAGTTGTTGCTAACGTAGCACACACACTCAGTTTCTGGGAAGGTTCTCTTATTGATTATCGTGCATGGATTGGTGTAGCCATTACTGCACTTGCTCCGATTGCTGTTCTATTGGCATCGGAAGAAATTACTAGACTAGCATTTGACAAGGAGTAGCAAATGATTAAAGCACCAGAAGATATTATTATTATCAAAGTAGAAAAGAAAAGTTCGGAGCCAGAGAAGAACGCCAGCGGTCTGCTGATTATTCAAAATGAAATGGACCAGCCTAAGAACATTGGTGTTGCCTTTGCTGTAGGTGAGGGTAGACAACTAAAGAGTGGTGTCCGTGTACCAATGGATGTAAAGGTAGGAGACAAAATCATGTTCAATCCTAACAATGTTATTAAGTTTAAGCATGATGGCGAAGACTACATCTCATTGTTTAGTGCAACTGTTTTGGCAATCCTAGGAGATGAAGATGAATAAAGTATTGCTAATTGTTCCAACAAGGGGCAGACCAGACAAGTCAGTCGAGTTCTATGAAGAGTTTAAGAAGAATTCAACTATCACTGACCTTGTGTTTGGTCTGGATGACGATGATATAGAATATCCAAGAATTGATGGGGTATTATATGAAGTTAATCCAAGGGCAATGATGAATGGAACACTTAACCTTATTGCTAACAAGTATGCAGACCAGTATGAATACATTGCATTCCTTGGAGATGACCACAGAACCAGAACTTATGGATGGGATGCAGAGTTAGTTAATTCTATTAAAGATATTAAGCATGGTATTGCGTATGGTAACGACCTGTTACAAGGAAGAAATTTGCCAACAGCAGTCTTACTTAAGTCTAGCATTGTTAAAACACTTGGCTTTATGGCTCCACCTGCAATGAAACATCTTTATTTAGATAACTTTTGGAAAGATATTGGCAACGAACTGGGTAGTCTAGTCTATAGAGATGATGTTATCATCGAGCATATGCATCCATTTGCTGGTAAGTCAGAATCGGATGAGGGGTATGTTGAAGTGAACAGTTCTGAACTGTATAAGCATGACCAGAAGGCGTTCCAGATTTATTCTGAGACAGAGATGTCAGAAGATTTGGACAGACTAAGGTTAAATTGAAAAAAGTAATTTCCTATTCTTTGTATGGAGACAACCCAAAATATTTGATTGGTGCCATTAAGAATGTTCTCTTGGCACAAAAATATATGCCAGACTGGGAATGTAGATTTTATATTGGGAAAGATGTTCCTAAAATAATAACACACACACTTAACTTGTTTGATAATACTAATTTAATTTACATGACATTTGAAGAACATAGAATCTTTGAAATAGCACATAGATTTTTAGTCTTCTCTGACCCAGAAGTAGATGTAGCAATTGTAAGAGACTTAGATTCTAGAATTAGTGCCAGAGACATCTTAGCGGTTGAAGAATGGCTAGACTCTGGTTTGTCTTTTCATATTATGAAAGACCATAGCGTTGGACATAATTGTTTAATTCCAGGCGGCATGTTTGGTGCTAGGGCTGAAAAAGTTAGAGACACAAAAGAATTACTTATAAAGTTTTTTCAAGAAAATCCATATTATATTTATGGGGTAGACCAAGTATTCTTAGCAGAAGACATCTATCCACTAATAAAGGATGATTGCTTTTATCACACACCATACTTTGAATGTAATCCAACTGGCAGTAGTGTTCAGAAGGACTTTCCTACAGAGAACAGGTATCCACTAAACTATGTTGGTGCTGCCGTAGACGAAGAAGATAACTATGTTTATGCAGTAGACATAAATGCAGCAATTGCAAATAATGGAATAAATAAGTATGAATATGATTTTGACTTATTGGAAAAGAGCGGTAGATGATTAAGAGACTAAGACCAGTGTGGTCAGACGAAGAGTTGGCAAAAGTATATGACCATCAATATAATCACGAACTATGGCAAGACCATGTTGCTCGTATAAAGCAAACAATAGTGTTTGCAATACTAAAGATGCCAAAGGATAACTCTATTAAAACAATTGCAGACCTTTCCGCTGGAGATGGTGCAATCATAAATGCCTTGCCATATGAAAATAAAATCTTGGGAGATTATTATCCTGGCTTTGAGTATTGTGGTAAAATTGAGGATACTATTGAACAGATACCTTCTGTGGATGCCTTTATTCTTTCCGAGACTTTGGAGCATCTAGATAATCCTGGAGAGGTTTTGAAACAGATTAGAAAAAAGACTAGGTATCTTTTATTGTCAACACCAGAGAATAACTGGGGCGATGATAATGAAGAACACTATTGGGCATGGGATAAAGATGGCGTAGAGCAGTTGTTGAAAGACGCTGGCTTTGAGCCATTGGCATTTATGTCTCAAAAAATATGGTATACTCATCAGTATTGGATTTGCAAATGAAAATTTTAATTACAGGACACCGTGGCTTCGTTGGTAAGTATTTCGTAGAGAAATATAAAGACCACGACATAACAGGCGTAGACATCGCTAATGGAATAGATGTTCGTGACTTCTTTAAGACTAATAGAGAGAGTTATGATTTAGTTATTCATCTTGCTGCTATCGTTGGCGGTAGAGCAACAATTGAAGGCAATCCTCTATCAGTAGCAACAGACCTAGCGATAGACTCAGACTTCTTTAATTGGGCATTGATAACAAGACCAGGACGCATTGTGTACTTTAGTTCTAGTGCTGCCTATCCTACAAAGTTCCAAGGTAACGAAGACTGGGTGAGGCTAGAAGAATCAATGATTGATTTAGATAACATTAGCAACCCAGACCTAACCTATGGCTGGAGCAAACTAACTGGAGAGTATCTTGCTAAGTTTGTTCAAGAGGCTGGCATACCTGTTCACATCTTTAGACCGTTCTCTGGCTATGGCACAGACCAGTCGCTAGACTATCCATTCCCTAGTTATATTAAGAGGGCTGTAGACCGCATGGACCCATTTGAAATCTGGGGAGATGGAGAACAGACCAGAGACTTTATCCACATGTCTGATGTCGTTGATGCAGTTGACGAAGCAATTAGGCAGGACATCCAAGGACCAGTAAATCTGGGTTGGGGTCGTAGGACTACGTTCAATGAGTTAGCCAAGATAGTTACTGAAATCGAAGGGTACTCACCAGAATTCAAACATCTACCAGCAGCCCCAGTAGGAGTTCTAAACCGTATAGCCAATCCAACCAAGATGCTATCATTCTATACACCAAAGATTACTTTGGAAGAAGGTATCGAAAGGGCACTAAAGGGAATTGTCTAAGATAGGACTGGTAATACCCTGGAGACCAACTCCAAGTAGATTAAAACCATTACAGGCAGTGCTTGATTGGTATCAAACTAATTTACCAGACATTGAGATATTCTATAGCGACAGACCAGGAGATAGATGGAATGCTGCAGCCAGTCGTAATGATGGTGTAAAAATGGCACAGGAGGCTCACTGTGACGTTGTAATACTTAATGACGCAGATACACTACCCGAAATTGAACCTTTATTAGAAGCAATAGAACAATGCAAAATTGATGGACTTGTTCATAGCCCCTATGACAAATGTAAGTATATAGATATCGAAATGAGTGAACTCTATTATTCTGGCAGAGATATTAAACTACTTAAACATACATTATTTACACCAGCAACAGGTGGTATATGGGTTTGCACACCAGAAACATGGTGGAGTTTGTATGGAATGGATGAAAAGTTTCAGCAGTGGGGACCAGAAGATGCTGTTTTTGATATCTCTCATAGAATAATTAAGGGAGTTCCCTTAGTCCCACATGAAGGATACATCTATTGTCTTGGTCATGTCCCACAAATACATGATGAAGGATTTAATCCAAGCCATAAATTTAATATGGAACTATATAGTTTGTATCTTACTGCAAACACACCAGGAAGAATCAAATGGATAGTCAACACAAAAAACATTTATGAATAAAGGGAGTTATACTTATATTATGAACTGTTCATTGTGTCAGGAACTTTTAGTTCCAATTGTTTACGGATTCCCAACTTACGAGCAGATAATGACTGCTAAAGAAGACAAGGTTGTTTTAGGTGGATTGCCTAGACCTCTTGCTCCAACTCACTTTTGTATTCCTTGTCAGGAAGAGTATCGTCTGGATGGGGACATTCACACACCCAAGTTTTCTCATAATAATTGATAATCTTTTTACAGTTCCAGTGATGTCCTGTCATACAGAAACCACACTTACGCAAGTTGATGCTCTACAATGTGTGAAAGTTTAATCAGATATCCCTTAGATGGGTTAGGTTCAATCTTACATTCAATTGGTCTGCCATTCTTTTCTACAACAGCCTTCAAATCTTCGGTGGTAGTTACGACAACCATGTTCTCAAGAACAAACGCATAATGAGTAGCCTTAGATACACTAAGACCAGACTTCTCCCAGGACTGCGAAGCATTGTACCAACAGTCAGTCTCAATAAATAGATTGCCTGTCTCTTTCCAACGCTTATCACGCTTTACTTCTACTGTCTCAATGGACAGGATGTTGGCAACAGTCTCTTCGCCTTGCTTACCATACTTTAAATCAATAT